ATTTTCTTCAGCCTTGAACTTGTTCAATTCAGCAATATTGGTATCCATCCAGTCTTTACTATAATAGCCAATGCTGTTTTTCACGTTTAAATCACAGTCAGCCAGGAACTTGGGATAATCATCGACAATTTCGGTATAGTCAAAAGTCGGAATCTTGAAATAGTTGAATGTATATCCGCTATTGGAAACGATTTGCTGTTTCCGTTCTTCATAGGTGCGGTCCGTTTGTGCTTCAGGGACAGCATCACTGGAAGAATAGCCACCAAGGTCGCCGGTTGAGGTATCATCGGATTCTTCATCAAAGTCGCCGTCATCATCGGCATCGTCGGCATCATCATAACTATAAGACATGGCGTCGGAGGACTCATCGCCTTCACCATTATCACTATCATCACTATAGCCTTCCATATCACCGTCTTCATCAGCCGATGCTTCAAGATCGCTTTGTGAAATATTATTTTGTTCTTCTTGCTTGGATTTGGCCAAACCAAAGAGCATATCAGTCAGTTCAACAACCTGTTCCCACGTTTCCGTGTTTTCCATTTTGCTGAGATACTGGCGTTCTTGAGCCGAGAAAGGAATATCCAGTAGAAGATTTCCGCCCTTGAAATAGATGTTAGCACGGTCAATAAAAGTAAGACTGGCCACTTCACGATCCTTGATACCAAAAAAATCACGTTCAAGGAGTTCTTTATAGCCAGCCAGATAGTTCCGTTTGGAACCAGGATAACGCCGCTTCTGACGCTTATCAATACGGGCATCTTCGACGACATTTAGGAACGATTTAATCGCCATCATATAACGGAGGTCGTCGTTGTCATAATGTTTTTTGGCGATTGTTTTGAGGGCGGATTCCCAACCATCCGCCGGCGTATCAATAGCATGGCCCGTTTCATGGACGCTCAACATATCATGGAGGTCTTCTGAAATGTTTTGCCAGACAGGAAGATAAAGGACGCGGGACTTCACATCAAAGGAAGCCGTAGAGGCATTAGGATTATATTGAATAGAAATGTTTTCCGTGGCCAAAAGTTTGGCTAGCTGAGATTTAGCATTGGTATTGATAGTAGGTTGTGCGTTCATGTTTCGCTCCGATTTACCACAATCATACAGGAGCCACCATAAAACACAATACCACCAAGGGCATGGCTGATATGCGGAAATGCATGGTACATATACTAGAGGTTGTATTGGTTGTATTTTACAACCTAGCGACCTACTTGTGGAAGATACTTTTCCTTGGTTTCTTCCCAGGTCATGTAAATCAGGTCATCATAGAATAGCGTTTCGCTGGACAACCTGTTTTTCTTTGATAGCATCTTGAACCTTGGCTTGGCATATTCTGCTTTCCAAATATTCGTTAGAGCCTCATAAGATGTATCAAAGGCCTTTGTAAGTTCAGTTTCTTTAATATCACCACGAAGGAACTCACAGGTATTAGTATAAAGCGGTGAGAAATAGATTCCGCGCTGATGCTCGGAACGAATAAGGTCTTTTGGTATGTTTAGTTTTGTATAAGCAAATGTGTATGATCTATTCTTGTGGTCGCGCTTATATGGCTGACCACTTGGCTTCTTGGCCTGATACCACTCAAAATATTTCTTTGTGTGGTTCTTTTTGAGCCAATCACGAATATGATATACGGTATCTTTGGTTGTTTCATATGACACAGAGCCAGAAGAGAAGCCCATCTTTTCCCAATGCTTGAGCCCATCATACTGGCTTAGACCACCAGCCTTGTTTTTACCATACAAAGATGTGGTTGTAACACCAGCAAGAACATCACCATATTGTTTCTTCCATTGCTTTTGAACTTCGTCAGACAGACAAAGCAAAGCAAGTAGTTTACCGCCAGCATAGTTATAACCAAGAGGCTGTAGAGGAACAATGGTTGAACCAATAGCCGTATAGTTGATCATATGGCCTTGTGTTTTCTTGGTTCTTTCCCAGCCAATATACTTGTCTCTGGGCGTCAGATCAAGGAAGTCAGATGAAATACAAATAACACCAAGATATTTGCCTGTGCGATTATCCTTGACGATATAGTTGAGATTACGGCCAATATTGGAGTTGTTCTTCATAGTGGAAGTAAATGTGCGGATGCAGTTCCAGGTTACAGACAACTCTTCATCTTTTGTATAGATCATTACAGGTTCAAGTTTGGCATAGTCTTCAAAACTTTCTGGAATCCAAATATTGTCCTTGATAGAACGTATCATTAGTTCATCATCACCATTGACCATGGATTTACCAAATAGGCCATCATGGGTAGGATAGCGTTCTTGAATTTCACACCACTTTTGATATAGGGTATATTCTTCAACAGTCATATTAGAAACATTAGTAAGATCGCGGATAACAATATCACGCAGATCATCATCACTCAGGGCCTTGAACGCAGATGTATCATTTTGTTTGAGCCAGGCATTCCATTGGCTCTCAAATAATGGATCAACTTTATCAGACATAATAATTTCCTTATTGTGCATATTCATTATATATCACTTTATGCTGCAAGGCTAGAGAAATTTTGCTTCTTGGCAAAACGATAAACTTTCTGGAACTTATCAAGCAACTGATCCTGTTTATGGGAAATAACGAATACATTGGTGTCTTCTACCATCGTCCACATAATCTTGATGAACTCATCTGTTCCGTTAAGGTCAAGTGAACTATCAAATACTTCATCAAGTAGGAGTAGATTGGTATTGACACTATTCCGCATTTTGGCAATAGAACGCCAGGTAAACAACAGGGCCAAATCAATACGCATCTTTTCCCCCTCTGAGAAGTTCTCATAGGAAAACTCATCACGGTATCTTGACTTGATTGTTTCCTCAAATTGTTCGTTGATGTTGAAGTTCACAAAGAAGCCCATTTGGGAAAGATACTTGTTGATTAGTTTATTGATGACAGGTAAATATTGCTTGATAATCTTGGTCTTGATACCACCATCCTTGAGTAGATTGAGTGCGGTATCAATATAGGCCCTATCATTCAATAAATCATCTTTTTGTTTCTGTAAATCAGCCAGTTCCTGATTGACTGCTTCAAGTTCATTCACATTATCAAGGAGCAACTTATCAGAGTGCTTGATATGTTCAATACTATCTTCTATGCTATTCAGATTGGAAATAAAAGAACTTCTCTTGGCATTTGAAGTGCTGATAGTAGTCCTAATCTTTTGTATTTCAGTTATAATATTTTCAATAGTAGCAATCTGGTCTACACAATCATCAATATTCTTGGTGATATCTTTGATTCCATTTTCCAGTTCTTTGGTCTTTGTCTTTCTGGACTCAATAGATAGTTCCTTGAATGATTTCTCAATAGACTGATTACAGGTTGGGCAGTTGTCGTTGACCTCATAAAACTGTATTTCTTTTATTTGCCTATTCAGGTTGGTATCAATCTTTGATTGTAGAGCAATAAGTTTCTTATGCTTTTCTTTGAGTGATGAATGGTTGATGGTCTTTTCCAGCAGTTCTTCCTGCTTACACTCAAGGTCTTTTATTTCTGTTTCAAGAGCCTTGATTTCTTTATTATACTGGCCATATTCTTCTTCAAGTTTGGCCAGTTTCTCTTCATTATTGGTCTTGAGGTTTCTGATTGTCTTTTCAACAAATAGTTTCTTCTCTTCTTTACCTGTGGTTTCAAGCCTGTTCTTTTCCAGCAGTTCTTTGTTCTCTTGTAGTTTCTGCTTGGCAATAACATTCATGACAGAGAATATCTGGATATCCAGCAGGTCTTCAATCACCACGCGCCTGTCCGCAGGTGAGAGTTGCATGAATGGTGTAAATGATGCTGAACCCAGAATAACAATCTGCGTAAAGGACTTATAGTTCATCTTGATGATAAACTTTTCAAGATGTTCCTGGTAATCTTTGCTGGCTGAATCCTGATTTAGCAGGGTATCATCACAATAAATCTCAAAGATATTGGGCTTGATACCACGGCGAATAAGATAATCCTTGCCGTTGGTCTTGAACTCAATCTCGACAAGGCAGCCTTTTTCGTTGACACTATTGACAAGGGCCGGTTTATTGATTTTGCGAAACGGCTTACCAAATAAAGCAAATGTCAACGCATCAAGAATCGTTGACTTGCCAGCACCATTTTCCCCGATAATCAGGGCATTAGATGTTTGATTGAGTTTGATTTCTGTAAAGACGTTGCCGGTTGAAAGAAAGTTTTTCCAACGGACAGTTTCAAATGTTATCAATCAATATGCTCCAATGATAATGCTTCATTATAAATGTCTTTCATAAAGATTTTCATTCTATCATTATTTACTGGTAATGTCAAGCCAGTAATATATTTGTCAAGGATTGTTGGCGTATCTTCGGCTTGGTCTATTACATCTTCTTCATTATTGTCCTTGAATGAACTTACATCTTCGACAATAGAAATATCAAGTGGGCCTGCTTTATATAGTTTATCTAACAACATATCAAAGGCATATGGGTTTGTTTTATTGACACAAACAATCTTGACAAAGCAGTTATTATACTTGCTATAATCCGTAGCAGAAATCTTTGTAACGATATCGGTATGCTTCACATCATCATAGGCCAACATCTTGAAGATGCTGATATCGTTTTTATAGAACTTCATTTCTCTCGTTTGAGTATCAAAGATTGAAAACCCTCTCGGATCGTTATAATCAGACCATGTATACTCCGCGAAAGCGCCGATATAATAAACATTACCCACACTAGACCTGTGATGATAATGTCCACTGTAAACAGCATCAAACTTACTGTAAATAGTAGCGTCCATACCGTGGTCGCTAACAACGCCTCTGAAAGTTTCAAATCCTTGGAGTTCAAGGTGGCCCATAAGGATTTCAGCAGGAGTATTTTTGATAGTATCCATTGCTTCATTATAATTGTCCTCGGTTATCCATGGCACAAGTTGAATATCAAGCCCATCAATAGTGATAAGAGTTGGTTTTGTATAGGTTGAGATTAGAGGATATCGATTGCCAACGATTTCATCAAGGGCATTTACTGTATATGTATTCTTGTAAAATTCATCATGGTTGCCGGCAATAATGGCCGTAGGTATATCAATACGCTCCAGAAAATCTTCGCGGCATCTCTTGGCTGTCAGAAAGTTGAGATACTTGCGGCGATCAAACAAATCGCCCAAATGAAGAATACGTTGACAGTTCTCGGCCTTGATTGTAGTGAAGAAATTATCCAAAGACCGCTTGAAATAATCATAGAAAACTGGAGAGTCATTTCGGACTCCCCAGTGTGTATCCGTGATGATTGCTATACGCATTACTTCTTTTTCCGACCTTCACTATTAGCCAGCATCAGTTCGGTATCATACTTCTTGATGGCCTCGTTTACAACCATACGCATCTGGTCTAGACGGCTACGGAAGTTTCCACGAACATAGATGTTGTCCCTCTTATTCAGCATCTGGTCAATAAGAGACTGAACCTGGAATGGCAACTCAACATTGGTCTTCATGATTTAATCCTCATAAAAGTTTTGTAGATTTTTCTTCATCTGTTTGCGTTTGACTTTCTTGGCTTCCTCTTTACGCTCAAACTTATACATAAAGTCATTTATATTGTCATACATAGAAACTGGCATAACATTACCGTCATCAGCATCGAAGATGTTTATTGTATCATGGTTGGTGTAGGTGTCAAGCCCTCCATCTTGTTTACCATGAATTATTGTATGTTGAAAATTCTTACAGATTATATATCTATTTTTCTCTTCTTTGTTTATCCTACGCAGAAAAGCATAATATATCACCTGTGTGAAATAGGCAAATGGATTCTGGCCTATCTTGGGATCATAATCTTTAAAGTATAGAATACAATTCTCAATTCCATCCGATACCATTTCATCACGGAAAGAATAGTTCATAAAACATGGCTTACAAGAAAGATTTTCTGCTATCTTATAGATACATTCGCCTATGTAATTAGGTATTCGTGGCTCTTCTCGGCCTTCTCGTTTAGCCTTACGAACTGCTTTTTTATATTTTATGATTTCTTCATAAAACTTTTTATTATCTACATAGTGCGCTCTTGATCTATTTCCAGCCATGTTATACCTTTCTTATGATAAAAAGACTTGACAAGGGCTTGACAACATGTTATATATGCTGTGCCTGCCTTGAATGAATAATATCCTAGCCATTAGGCCTGTTATTGTAAATGTTATTATACATTAGTGATGTTCATGAGTTTCTTGATTTGCTTGTCAAGAATTTCTTTCCTGTTAGGCCACTTAATCATGGGTTTATCAGAATCTTTCCCTAGATTCTCCAAAAATGGAAGAAATATCTTTTGTAAGGCATGTAATCTATCTTTGAGGTCATCTATTTCTTCATCTTTACTAGAATAGATTGGCTGTGTGATTTCATCCTCATTTGTAAATGAAAATCCAAAATCATTACTATCATCAATATCCAGATAAGCATTTTTCTTTATTGGCATTAGTGTATAGTCCTCTTTTTACCTTCAATTTGGTCTTTGATAAGTTCTTGTAGTTCATCTAGCGGAACATCTCTCTCTTCTTCTTGTTCCTCAAACATCTTCATATGTTCATGGTGTTCTATTGGAGCATCAAGTTTTACCTTTTTATTAAGGTCTTCTCTTCTACTTTCAAAATGATCTACACACTCATAGTAATGTTCTATTATACCTTTTGTAGGTGTTCCGGTTGTTATGACTTCGTTTAGATTTAATTCAAATTCTTGAGTTTCACATACACGAGAAAATATCCATTCCATTAAAGATATAGATATAAATCCTGGTTTTCCAATCATATAGACAACTTTCATAGGATTTAATAGAGTATAGGATAATTGGCCGTCTATTTCTGATTCAATAACTTCTGATATAATATCTTCACCTGAGGACAATCTGAAGAATTTAATACTCTCATCTATGTCTTGGTGCATGGATTATCCTTTTAATTCTATTTTATAAATCTTAAAAACGAATTTTTCTTCACCATATATTTTTATTCTTTCAACAAAGTGCTTGAGGGTGTAATTTTCTTTCTTTTTATACCTCATATCATCGGCAACATCATATAATACGGCACTTGTTTTGGTTTCGGATGTTCTGAGACCACGACCAATAGACTGAAGGTTTCTTATCCTAGACTTAGAAGGTGAAGCAAAGATGATATTATGGAGATTCCTAATATTAATACCAGTGGAAAATGTACCAAAAGAAGCAACAATAATTGATCGTTCTTCATTTTCAACTATCTTTCTTGTTTGCTCTCTTACTTCTGCTTCGGTATTACCATGAATGAAAAATACTTTACGATCAACGAGTTTTTCGTTTATCATATCATAGAGTATTTTACCATGCTTTTCAACATACTGGTAAAGCAGCAGAGTGTTTCCTTCTAATGATAAGGCCAGATTAGTTATGAACTTGTTTCTGGCCTCGTTTAGTATTAGGTATTCAATCTCTTGTTGATATGTAAAGTTTTTAGCGGCCTGACAGATACTATCATTATGTTTTAGCAATAGACATTTAATAGTAAAGTCAGCAAGGTGTTTTTGATCCATCAGTTCTTTGGTTGTAATAACTTTATGAACTGTACCAAAAAGACCTTCAAGAACTAATTTGTGTGTTTTTGTTCCGTCAAGTGTGCCTGTCGTTCCAATTCTATATTTAGCATTTACCAATTTAGTCATTATATCTACGAGAGATGTGGCCTTGAATAGATGGGCCTCATCACCTATGACTAGATCAAATTGTTCAAAGTATTTTTGAGGTAATTTATAAAGCGATTGCCAGGTTGAGATGGTAATTGGTTTATCCGTGTCTTTGTCTTGCCCTGCAAATATTCTATGAACATACTGATCGGCAGCGTAACCGTATGAATCAAAATCAGAGGCAAGTTGACTAACCAGAGAAATAGTCGGAACAATGATAAGAGTACGATTTGCATTGAGATACCTCATAATTAGGTAAATGATTAGTGATTTACCTGATGCTGTTGGTGATAACAAAAGAGACCTTCGTGTTCTTATAGCATGGACAAAGGCCTCTAATTGATAATCTCTTGGCTGAAATGGTAGGTTTAGTGTCTTAGTAAAGTCTTCCGCTTCTTTAAGTGAGAACTCTTCATCATATAGTTCATTCTCATATTCCCAGTCATACTTACGTTCTTCACAGAACTTGGCGATATAAGGAACAAGCCCACGATATATTTGCCTGGTTCTTACATCAAACAGGCGGATTTTTCCATCCCATAAACGCGCCTTGTATTTTGGTGAAAATTGATAGCCAGGTACATGAAATGTAAAATGTTCACGCAACTCATATGCGATGCCATCATCACAAGACACATAAACATATACTTCATCTTTATTGGCTATTATTACTTTATTTTCCACCAGTAAATGTTTCCCACTTTATGATATTACCTAACTGATATGTTCTGTTATGAATTTCTTTGAGTACTGAGGTGCAGAAGTCAACGATTTCTTCATGAATAACTTTTTTGAGTAGTATGTTATTTAGTTCTGTGTCCGAATCAAGATGCATGGGTATGTCTTGGCGGAGAATGGTCTTGGCCATAGGTTGCCAACCATACTTTTCAAGGTCTTCAGGATTGTTCAAATCGCCCTTGTAATATTCCCATTTTACTGATTTGAGGTTGCTATAATCACTCTGCAACTTGCGTACAATAAGCCTGTGGTGTGTCAATATACGGAGATATTTTGAATGTAGATTAGGAATCTTGGCTGTTTCACGGCTAGGTTCTGTATCATCAATAGCCGAATCTTTTGACCATTCTTCCATAAGTTCATCAATTTTAACAGGGGGCTTCATAGGAACTCCATAATGAAAATGTTTATTAGTATAGACTAGGAAAATAAGATTGGCAAC